GATCCCCCTTGCAGCTATGTTCCCGACTTCAAGAAGATCAGGCTTGAGGAGAAATCCGGCGCCGAAGGCACCGGAGACGTAATTGGAGCTTCTGACAGCCGGAACTCCGCTATAATCCCCGTCCATAATGAGATGGGGAGCAGACAAATCGCCCAGCCGAATCAAGGTGTTTGTCTTGTCGAGCAGAATCTTCGCATCTTCAGGAGCTTCGGCGTCACCAAAGAAAGTTAACCCGGCGTAGAATCCGCCCAACCTCATAGTAGAGGAGATCATGACGTACGTACTTGCTACGGCTGGAAGATCTTCCTTGACTCCCATGGTGGAGACACTGCGGATTTTAATGTAGCAGGTGTCCCCCGGTTCATACACAACGCCCAGGGCGTTAAAGGTAAAACTCCCCGTCCCGTCGCGGCCGATATAGTAATAAGTCGAGTCATCTTTAGAAGCGTAGATTTCGGAATAAGAATAAAATGGATCGTTTGCCGGAGGCGTGAAGGAGACCCTCACCGCATCGAAATCATACGAAGTCCCGACCGCAGTCATTGCCGCGGAAACACCCGTGGATGAGAGCGGAACCCTATAGGGATTCGGGAGGGTGGATTGATAATTCGACTGAACCGACGCCGAGGCATCATCGTACACCCCGGAATAGTACGCCCGGAGGGTAAAGGACGGCCTGCCGTGCATGTCTTCGGACTTCGATTCGACTATAAACTCCTTCTCAGTCCAGCCAGGGAGCGTGTGCGTCACCGTGACGAGGTCGTATATTTCCAGATCGCCCGCCCCAGAGAAGGCTGTCAGTGAGCACAAATAGTTTTCGTGTTTAATTTTATTAAACTTGAACTGCGCCCGCCGGCGGGCAATCTCTGAATCGACGATGAAGTAGCAGGTCTCTTCGTACGGAATTTCGCCGTTCTCTTCGATGTCCAGATCGTCTTTCACTTCAACCGTGGTCTTCTGGTAAGAATTCGCGGAGTCGATATAACTGATCCTGACCACGTTATACTTCTCCGGCTGGGACCAGGTGAAGGAATCCTTGACGATATTGTCCATTGTGAAGGCGTGAGAGACAGTCTTCGCCGTAAGTCCCCCGGCGCCGTCCGCCATCTGACTGGAATCCCAGACGGGTTTGAGTTTCCCCTGCGACATGATGACCTGCCCGTTGAAGGACCGCCAGATGAGCTTCTTCGCGTCATTTATTGTCGTATCGGTGTCGATGTTGAAGTCGAATCGGTAGCGGGGCAGAGTTCCGTCGGTGGGGACTGCGTCGCATAGAGCTTCCAGGGATTTGAAGGCGTTCAGGTTTAATTCGTCGGCGGCCCTGCCTTCTATATTCCGGTAAAAATCGTACAGGATGACAGCGTTATTTCGCGTGAAGGCGTCCGCGCCGCCGGCAAGAGGGGCGCAGGGCTTGCCAGTCATGACGCAGGTGATTGTCGGGTTGGAGCCTATCTGGTGATCGTCTTTGACGAAGGTGAAGGCATGGTACGCAATGCCACGGTAAGCGCTGGCCTTATCGGAGAAACGGGCGTCGGCGATCTGCGTGCGCGTTCCGGTGTATTCGGTCTTGGTGTGCGTTCCGGTCAAGTCCGCCCACGCGATATCATTGATGTAGAGGGTTGCCACGCCCTGCACCGGCCCCCGGCAATGCCCCACGATGATCCGGAGATCAGCGTCGTCCTCGCCGTTGAATCTGAGCTTGTTCCCGCCGATCTTGCAGGTCCCGTAACAGAGCGCGACAGGGATTCCTTCGCCTATTGTGTTGTATATGACTTCGGATTTGTAGGTGGGCGATCCGGCTATCTCGGGGACGTCGTAAATATCGCCGGAGAGGAGATCGAACCCCGTGTGGATAAGGTCTGAGCCGAACTCCCATACATCGCCGATGATAGGGACGTCTTCGATGATGTCACCGACGAAATCTATCGGGGCCGTGATAACATCTTCAAAGAAATTGATTACACCGCCCATCTTACAACTCCATCGCCATCAGGGTTGCCTTCTTTTCAAACCCGTACACCATATGCCCGGCCACGTTCGTCGTGACAAACTCTATCGCCTTTGCGCCCTGCCCACGACCCCACTCTTTCAGCATCTCCAGTATCTCCCGGTTCGCTTCCAGCCCGGCGGTCATGGAATAAATCACCGACACATTACGTGAGAGAAAGAAGGGATTGTAGAGCGCCACGATGTACCCCTTTATTATCCCGTCCACGTCGCCCACGATGAAAAAATTAGGATCATCGACGCGCTTCATGAGGAATTGCACCCACTCGCCCCGGTCGCATTTCAGAACCCCGTCAACGTCGTGGGGCAGGCTCAGAATACCCGCTATGTCACCCGCTTCCAGATGCTTAATCATCATCGCTCCTTACTGATATGGATGCACCCGCCGAAGTTGGCCGAATTGTCCGAAGACGGCCCCCAGGCATTTCCCGCCCCGCAGGTATCCCACGTCTTGTCGCACCCCTTGTAAATCACGTATGTGCAATTCGAATCCACGGCAAACGGCAGAGGGATCGTCCATCTCACCGTCCCGGTCCCGAAGTCAGCCACAATCCGACGGTAGGTCGCCCCCGCTTTGGTGATCCTGATCTCTCCGTAATTCCAGTAATCCTCGGCCTGCATGAGGGCGTTATCAACCAGCGTGGTTGTCGCGCCGGAATCAGCCGTCCCCGACGCTTTAAGGGAATTCAGATCGGCCTTACCGTCCGTATTGCATTCCGTCCCGCCGAATTTCCACGGGCACTGTCTTTGATAGTGGAACGTTGCGAGCTTCCGGTCCAGCCCCTTCCCGGCGGTGGCGGTGACTGTCAGCCAGTGGCGGTCAATCTCTACCGGACGTTCGATGGAGCCCCGGAAGACCTCATTGTAGTATGACGCATCTCCCACCGTGTCCAGATAGACACGTTTGATCACCAGCGACTTGCCGAGAAAGTCCTCATGGTCAGCGTAAGCTGCCATATCTCTTGAAACATTATCAAATTTAACTGTAACTCTCTGAATCTGCCCCTCCAAAGACTGAGAGACGCCGCCCAGCTCCATCGCTTTCGCTGTGTAAACATTGCCGCCAGTCGGGAAAGTCACGTTGACTTTATATGCAGCAAAGCATAATGTAGAGGAAAGCCCGAGCTCAAACAAAAGACAGGGCCTCTTCTGAGCTAAATTCATTTCAGTTATGACTTGCGCTGGCAGACTCTTCGGCATTAGACACTCTTCTCCATCGTTATGCTACACTTCCAGTGGTTATTTCCCACCGGAGCAATTTGTAAGCTCCCGTCTACCCATCGGCCTGTTATGTTTGCTCCTGATTCAATGTAAGAAGGCACTGAAGTCCAAGTAAATTCATCGTATCCGCCATATCGTGCATTGTAATGTCCAAGCAAAACATCCTTATTCGCCGTTGTAAGAACATTGAACGTGAGCTTGTATTGTCTCAGAGCCGTCGTGGAGAGATTCAGGAATTCCTTCTTCATCGATTCGGATTCCGTAATCACGTTATTGAATATCGGATTGAGCTCAATTACTTCACTCGGAACTAAGCCGAAATCATCTGCTGCCATTAAACGCGCCCCCTTACCATTGCCCTGACTTGACCATCATCCCTGTAATTCTGCACCACTGCGCCTGGGGCAACTTTCTTCGCAATCACTTCCGCGATCTGAGCAAATACCCTTCTTTGCGTGGCGACATCCTGAAAAACAGGATTTTCCATCTTTATGATTATTGTCTGCCCCCCACCATTAACGTTGACAGGGACTTTCCCGCCCTTCAAGGGTATATGCGCCTCGTCAATGTTCCCCGTCTGATAGATTCCCCCTGCTCGCGATATCCCACCCTCATCATAGGATGGGGGTTTCGCCGAGGCGATCATGGCGATCTGGATGGCGCCCATAGCGTAGGCAGTAGGCACCCACGCCGCAGCCAGTGCGGGGCCGATAATGGGGAGCGCTGCCAGGGATGCGCCTCCGGCTAATGCTAGGGTAGCAGTATTCATGACCGCCTGCGCGATTGCCATAGCCTGATAGATGCGGAAAGCCTCTTTGCTGGACTTGCCACCCGCCTGAGCGATCTGCATGAAGGTATCAGCAACGGAACCGGCCATCTGGGAAGCCATTCCAATGGCATAGAGGGTTTCTTCTTTGGTGATTTTCTTAGCTTGGTCGGAATACATTTGACTTATACGCGTCTTTTCAACCCCCGCCGCCTCCCAGAGAGCTTTTTGCGCGTCAAGGTTTGCCCGTTCAACATCAAACTGACTCTTCCCAAGTTCGGCATATTTTGAATTGAAATCAGCCACAATCTTAAGACGTTCGGCTTCTATGCGTTCGTATTCTTTGGTAAGAGCTTCCGGCATAAAAAACTCTTCTTTCGGCATCTCGAAGGGAATATAGCCAGCGTAGGGAGTGAGAAGGTCTTCCCGTGTGAGCCCTAAATCTTCTTTAGGGGTTGGTGCACCGGATGGAGGGGGGAGAGAGCCGGGGCCGAATTTAATCTTCTTACGGAATGCTCTAGAATCCTCTATACCGCCTAAGCCGGTGTCCACCCCGCCCAGGACACTAAACATATCAAACGTATCTGATGGTATCATGCCTCTGAGCCTCTGCGAACTCTCTCGCGCCTCCCGAATCGCGGAGGCTAACCCGCGGAATGAGGCGCTTAAAGTATTGATTACATCATTCCAGACAGGGGCAAAGATCGTGCCTATTTCGATCATTGTGTTCTTGAAATTGGAACCAAGTTCGCTATCAATCGCCTCGGCAGATTCTTTCCAATCATCGAATGCTTTCTTTGCGCTCCCGGCTCCAGCACCTACATCTTCGATTCTCTGCTTGTAGGTCCTGAATGAATCGGCGCTTAAAGATGCCAGCCCCAGCATTCCCTCTGACGATCTGAAGAGCTTTCCTATCTGAGTTCCTGTCAGATCGGCCTGTTTCCGGATCGCCTGAAGCGCATCGGCAAAGCCAAGTTGTTGAACCATGGCAATTGAAGAGGCATATCCCTGCCCTTCGATGAGTTTCGTCAACTCTGCATTGGGTCTGAGCAATCCCATCAGGATTGATTTGTATTGCGTTGCCGCGTCAGAAGTACTCCCCGCCGTCTGTGTAATGAGGGCAAGAGCGGCGGCCATTTCGTATTGGTTTACTCCCGCCTCTTTTGATGCCTTGGAAATATCACCAATAATCGGGACCAGTTCCTGAACTGTCGTTTGACCAAGTTTCTCGGTCGCGAACAGAAGATCAGCGGCCTCTTCCGTTGATCTGATTTGACCCTCAAAACCGGCCATCATTTTGGTCAGGGCTTTAATGACTTCAGATTGATCGACATGCGCGGCTTTTGCTGCCTTCGCCGCTGTAGTCAGAAGGTCAAGGGCCTTTACCGGATCAGTTACACCCGCCGAAATTGTCTGATAATATCCCTTCATCAGGGATGTCGCGTCACCAAGGACTGGATCGATAGCCATGATATCCTTACGGATCAGATCAAGGCTACGGTCCGTGACTTTCCCCATATCGACTAGAGCAGTTTCAAAATCCCTAAATTCGTTTCGTGTCGCTCGCAGGGCCCGCATCCCGGCATATACGGCCACGGAATACGCCATCCAATGTGATCGCATCCGAGAGAGTACGGATTGATGCGCCCCGTATTGCTCTTCGTTGAGTCTCTTCAGTTGGGCGTTCTTGGCCTTCTCCGCTCTGAGGATATCGTTTGCCGTTGCCTTGGAGGAGTTGGCAATCATATTGTAGGAATTGGTGATTTTTTGACGCATCAGGTCCATCTCGGCAGAGGACCTTACACCGAGCTTCTTGAAGTTCGCTTCGATGTTCAGGGTCGTTTGCGTCGCGTCCTGATAGAGCTTCTTCTGAGATTTCAGATATCGGCTGTTATCGAGGTCAATTTCCGCAAAGATGACACCAACTGAACCGGCCATCACTCACCCCCCCTGAGAATGCTTTGAATCATCTTCTTACTTGCATTGAGGGCCGGACGAAGAAAGGGTTTTGCTCTCATCTTAGATGTCCCGTATTCAACCATGTGCGCGTAGTAGGCGCCGCCTTTCTTTCTGTTCCCGGCGTAAATTCTTACGTTTCGAGCCTGTGAATCCTTTAACCGAACCACACGGATCGTATCTTTCAGCTTCCCGCTTCGGACGGGAACCCTTCTGCGGGCTTCATTGGCCACAACTTCAGCGGCCTTTTCCAGCCGGTCCATACTGGCCGTCATTATCTCGCCATCAAATTGCTGGGGCTTCCAATTGGACACCCTCATCTCTCCCTCAGTTTCCCGATCCAATACCCGGCCATAACCAAGACTTTCTCAAAGCACGCCCGCTTGTTCTCAATTCCGTAAAGTCTCATAGCCTCATGAATCGCCATATGATTCACGGCAATCGGCCCGTCAAACGCCGTAATGAGCTGATTCCTGACAAGATAGAAGATACTGACTGCATCGGCGTTCTCCTTGTAATACTCCGGCCTGCATGTGTCGCAGGGCGGCTCTTCCGGCGGGTTCCGTGCACCGTAGAGCTGACGGCATCTATCGCAATCGGGTGCGTATTCATCGTTCCACGCTACGGTGTCTATCAGTTTTTTTCAGCGGCCTTCTCGTGTTCTGCTTCAGCCGCGCCCAGCTCGGCAAGAGAATCGGCCACAAACCGGGCGAATCTCTCAACGCGCACCATCAAGAGCACCTTGTTTTCCCTCGTGCATGGGATTTCCTTGCCCTTCGAGTCGAGAAGATTCTCCCATGAAACGATACAGTGATCCCAGAAGAGTTCGTTCTGAAGGTCCTCGTCAACTTCGGTGTACTCGAACCGCCCCGGAGTTCCTTCGACCTTCTTGAAGTCCACCTTCTTCTTGGTGCATTGCTTCGTGATCTTCTTCAACGCATCGAAAGAAAGAGTCCGCAGTTGCACCCTTCCCCCGCCGTCAAGATCGAACCAGACACCCTGTTTCTCGTCAAGATCAAATACCGTACCCATGATTCCCCCTTATGATCCTGTTCCGACCTGTTCCATTGCCGCCCCGGAAACCTGACCCTCGAAAGAGACCGTTCCAAGTCCATTCCTCGGGAAGGTCACGGCCTTCGCCTTTGTCGTGATAATGTTCCCGCCTGAACCTACACGCCAAAACGTTGATGTGTTGGCATACAGGTACAGATTGGTCGACGTAGTCCCCGCCTCGCACAATGTCGCAAGAGCGGCCTGCCCGTTAACATCAGCCGGATCATAGTTTCCAGTAAACGATACCGTTCCCGGATCGCCAGTGTCATCGGGGATGAAGGTTTTTATGGTATCCCCAAAAGCCGTTGTCTCCAGCGTCCCCATGACGAACCCACTGATAGACCATTCCTTGATTGCCGCAACCGTGACCGATCCCAGCATCACCTTACCGCTTTTTCCGCTTATTTCTGCCATTTTACTTGACCTCCTTGGTTAAATACTCGCCGAGGTTTCGAATCTCGGCTTGCTTACAAACACTGTCGAATCCGGTTGCCCAAAAGACTCACTGAAACGGTCGTAAAGCAGTCTGTACCGCTCCTTAAAGTCTTCATCGGGAAACCAGCTAAAGGGCCTCATGCAGTAATGCTCGGCCCACGCATCGATAATCCACGCCGTTCCTCCCATTTCCCACGCCTGCAAAACAATCAGCGTTCCATAGAGATCGAATCCGTCAAGCGTCTCATCAAACCGGAATCCCTTTTTCATATTTACGATAAGACAGCACTCATCGAAACAACATGCCTCGACGGGGAAGGTGTGTATATCCGAGGTATTGATATTATCGACAATCCTCATGTCATGCAATTTACCGCACATCCGGCCTTCCATATCTTTCCCGATTATACCTGCACACACCCACGAATCAGGGAGCAGTTTAATCTGTTCTTTTACCTTCTCCAGCCATCCGTTACGATAGTACACATCCTGATGTGTGAGAATGGCAACGTCCGACCCTTCCATGATGTCCAGGAGCTTATTCAAGCCCTTTGTTGCCGATTCTGGATTTATGATGTAATTCAACTCACCCGGCAAGGCGGACTTCTTCAAGACTGTGTTCAGCCTATACGCATCATTGACCAGCACGCCGAAACTTACCTTCATTGAACCCTCCGGAACATCGCTATCCCCAATGGTGAGTGTTTTTTTGAGACGTACTCTCCAATGAATTTCAAGTCCTTGTTCTTTTTAAGCTCTTTGACGATCCGATAAACGCCCCATTCTTTCATGACCGAATCGTGATAAATCAAGAATCCGCCCTTATTCAAAAGCGGCAAATAGTTTTCAGTATCCTTCTTCACCGCAGGATAAAGGTGATCTCCATCGATAACAATCACATCATACGTCTGTTCCCGTGCGGCCTTCAGAACATCTTCTCCGTCTGACCTTCCAATGAGTTCTCTGCGTTTGACCCCGTCTAAGATAGCATTGCGGAGCTTTGCTTTATGGTGTTTGTTATCGTCAACAAGCGTAATTTCAGGATGAAAATAATGATTGAAAATGTACGTTGTCCCGCCAGCTGCTACTCCTATTTCGAGATACGATTTAACTTCGCCCAGTTTCTGGATCGCCTCAATACACGGCGCAAGCTCGTCAGGTATCTGCTGAATGTGTATTCCACCCTCAAAAGTACCACCGAAAACTTCTAAGCTATCTGACCCCATCTTGGCAATAAATTCTTCGATCATATCAAACCCTCCTCGTGAGAATTTCATAATCCACTGAATAATGTTTTACGGTTACCGCCGCGCCTTCGGTTGTTACATCTTCGACGAAAGTGGTCGTATTGAGCCTGTGCATCCATACCAGTGCGTCGGTTGCCGCCCCAGTGGGGGGAATTGTCAGAGAACACTCATCGAAAAGCGTCGTTAGATAGTTCCACATTGTCGATATCTCAACCCCGCTTGGGGAGGCCGAGAAAAGAGAAAACTGAACGAGAACTTCTTCCCCGGTCTTGGCAAAGTTGTTGTCGGTAACTCCCGAGACAATGAAAAACACCACATACGGCAAAGTTGCATTATCCGGCGCGCGGTCAAGGTAGATTCTCCCCCCCACATAAGTCGAAAGGTTGGAGGAAGCAGTCTTTGAGTAAATTGAAGTCAGGAGATTCTTCATCAAGATTCCTTCTCTACGAGCATGTACTGCTTTACCAATTCTATAATTCCTTCCGCCTGTTCCTCTGTACAATTAAATTCAGCTTGTATCGTTACAATACCGTCTACTGGAATCAGAATCTTTATATCTCTGCAATTTTTCCACCCCCAAAGTTCAACTAATTTGCTACCAAAATTCACACCTGTAATAGCCATTACCTTGTCTCCTTCGCTGTAATGTCCATGAACCTGTGCCGGTCATCGACTACCGGCGGGCCTATGATGTTAAGATAGGAATTCCCGTCTTTAATTCTCCAAGAACTCTTCACGTCCGGACGAAAGTGGAGCCTGTAATTGAACACCGCGAACCCCGTTGTCATCATTGCCTGAACTGCCTCGTTGCTTCTGTGCTGGGTCTTCTTCGCCCAGATAGTTGCCGCGTCGTTCCACGTCTCTGTAAAAGACCCCATCCCGTCCGAAACGCGGGTCTTATATTGGAGCGTTATTCTCGTTCCAAGTTCGCTGGGGCTCGTCATGGTCATTCGTTCTCTTCGACCGTCACTTTACCCAACCCAAAGACTTTAGCTCCCAGTTTCAGTATCACTAACCCTATAAACATCCTAATCTTTGATATGGCGCCCTGTGTGATTACGATATTCATGGTTAGCTCTTTCATCAGCTTTTCCATCGGAATTTTCTTTTCACCTATATTTTGTGCCATTTTCTTCTCTCCTCTTCCCTTCAAAATTCATCCCATATCCGATAGTTAAGAATTAAGCTGTCTATCGCCGGTTT